GTTGGTCCGGAAGATGGATTCTCTATTGATGACGAATCTGAGAAATGGGAAGATTTCTTACCGGAAGAAAGAATGCTTCATAGTGTGAAGTCATATATGTTCATGAAAGTAAAGCTTATGTTTGACCCACCTTTGAGTTCTGCTGTTATTGAATGTACAAAAGAACAAATCAAAGAATTAGAGTGGCGATTACAAGTTGCGGTCGATTCCGCTAATACAAAATCGGAGGAGGAAATTCAAAATGGAGAATAATTTACAACACCATGGTATTCCAGGACAAAAATGGGGTGTTCGAAGATTTCAGAATAAAGATGGTTCATTAACAACTGCCGGTAAAAAGAGAGTAAAAGATGGAAATTCAGCAGTTAAAGATGAGCGTAAAGAAGCTTCTAAAAATCGACGCAATCTCAGCGATGCAGATTTAAAGAAGCGAATCGAAAGAATGAAGTTGGAAAAAGAAATGAAAGATCTTACCGATGCAGACCTTTCGCCTGGTAAGAAATTCATTAATGAAGTGCTTTCTACAAGTGGTAAAAGGATTGCTACAACTGTTGTAACTGGCGCTACATTATATGCAATCAAATCTGGTCTTGAAGGAAAGATCGATCTCAAAGAAGCTGCTAGTTATTTAGCACCTCGCCCGAAGAATAAGTAGATTTTTACATTTCTTCGTCGTCCGATGGAAGCGAAGTAGCAACATTAGAACCCAAAGTCGCACTTAATGCGGCAACAAGACCCAAAGCCACTGTTCCAGCAATACCAATTATTTTTAAAGTTGTGTTTTTGGATTCGGTATCTTTCTTGTCTACTAATATAGCAATTTCTTTCATCTGTTCTAATATGTATACTCGCTCGTCAAAAGTGAGATTTTCATCGTCTACCATTTTCTGTAGAGAAATCGTTACTTGATTATACATATCAATAGATGCTTTTGTTGTTTCTGAGTTTGACACAATGGCATTTTCTAAAATGGATTTATATTCACGCATTACTTCAAGAGAAGTGGAAGCGAAATTTGGAAATTGTTCGAGAGCCTTCTTAGCAACTTCCGTATCCATTTGTGGTAGAAGAGATGCGAATGCTATTATTTTATCTTTAGTTAAGTGGCGAAAATCTGGAATATCTAATTTCTTTAAGACTTTTTGTTCACTAAGGGTTCTATTCATAAGAAGACCTCCTCGAATATGTTTTCTATATTGTAACATGATTGGAAAAATAGGTCTACTTTAGAAAGGAGAAATTTAATATGGCACTATCTAATACTGCCGTACCACGATATTACGGTCAGTTTAGAGATGCCGTATTACGTGGAGAAATACCGGTTTGTAAAGAGATTTCGATGGAGATGAATCGAATCGATGATCTGATAGCGAATCCTGGTGTTTGGTATGATGATGAAGCTGTAGAGGGATGGATAGCATATTGTGAAAATGAACTTACCTTAACTGATGGTTCGGATTTGGTGCTATTGGACAGCTTTAAATTATGGGGAGAACAGGTATTTGGTTGGTACTATTTTATTGAGAAGAGTATCTACGTACCTAATAAAGAAGGTCGCGGTGGTAGGTATGTAAACAAAACTATTAAGAAACGATTAATTAATAAGCAATACTTAATAGTTGGTCGAGGTGCTGCAAAATCGGTATATGATTCCTGTATGCAGTCATTCTTTGAGAATGTTGACACCTCAACCACACATCAGATAACAACCGCACCGACAATGAAGCAGGCAGAAGAGGTAATGTCACCAATTCGAACTGCTATTACACGTTCTAGGGGACCGCTATTCCAGTTCTTAACAAGTGGTTCATTACAGAATACAACCGGGTCTAAAGCTAATCGTACAAAATTAGCAGCTACAAAGAAAGGTATTGAAAATTTCCTTACTGGCTCTTTGTTAGAAATAAGACCTATGAGTATTAATAAATTACAAGGTCTTCGAGTGAAAGTTGCTACGGTTGACGAGTGGCTTTCTGGAGATATTAGAGAAGATGTAATCGGTGCAATTGAGCAGGGAGCTTCGAAGGTTGACGATTATCTAATCATCGCAACCAGTTCAGAGGGAACTGTTCGAAATGGTAGTGGCGATACTATCAAAATGGAGTTGATGGACATCCTTAAAGGGGAGTATATCAACCCACATGTATCTATTTGGTGGTATCGATTAGATTCGATTGACGAGGTTGGAAATCCAGAGATGTGGATAAAAGCCAATCCGAATCTCGGTAAGACGGTTACCTATGAAACTTATCAGCTAGATGTTGAAAGAGCTGAAAAAGCTCCGGCAGCTAGAAATGATATTTTGGCGAAGAGATTTGGTATACCGATGGAGGGATACACATATTACTTCACCTATGAGGAAACATTACCACAAGAAAGGAAAAGAAGTTATTGGCAAATGCCATGTTCTCTCGGAGCAGATTTATCGCAGGGTGATGACTTCTGTGCTTTCACTTTCTTATTTCCATTATCAAATGGTTCTTTCGGTATAAAAACCAGAAATTATATTACATCTAAAACTCTTATGAAGTTACCAGCAGCTATGCGTTTTAAATATGACCAATTCCTAGAGGAAGGAAGTTTGATTGTATTAGAAGGTACTGTTTTGGATATGATGGAAGTTTATGAAGATCTTGATGCACACATCGTCGAACGTGGATATGATGTTCGTTGTTTTGGTTATGACCCATACAATGCACAGGAATTTGTTGAACGATGGATTGCAGAAAACAGTTCATTTGGTGTTGAGAAGGTTATTCAAGGTGCAAAAACTGAATCAGTTCCTTTGGGTGAATTAAAGAAATTATCCGAAGATAGAATGTTATTATTCGATGAAGAATTAATGTGTTTTGCTATGGGTAACTGTATCACATTAGAAGATACTAACGGAAACCGGAAACTGTTAAAGAAGCGATACGAGCAGAAAATTGATGCTGTAGCAGCTATGATGGATGCTTATATAGCTTATAAACATAACAGAGATGCTTTTGAGTAAGGAGAAGAACTATGTGGGAACCAACACAAGAAAGCATTCGTATGTATCATCATGGTATACTCGGTCAGAGATGGGGTGTGCGTAGAACTCCTGAAGAATTAGGTAGACATGTACGCTTCAAACAGAGTAAAATGTCAATAGATGAATACAAACATGCTTGCGATTTATGGAAATTATTTCCAGAAGCGAGAAATTTGCCGGATTCTAAAAATCGTGTGTTGTCAAGTTTCTCGACGAATCTAACCGCAGAAGAAAAAGAGCAGAGTATCGTTCATACCTTTTATAATAATCACCATTATACGGCGATAAATAAAGGAAATGAACAATATAAGATAATCAGGTATAAACATATACCAGGTGCTCCAAGAGATTGGTTGGATGAAATCCTAAGCGAAGTTATAGGCGAAGATTGGAGGGATTACGATGATGAATAATTCAAGAGAAATTGATAAAGAATTAGCATCTTTAATCTATAAGCAAACAAAGAACGAGAATTTTACTCGTAACATATGTATGTTTATGGATACTGATGAACAGAAGAAAGAGCTAATCCAATTCATCAAAGAAAACGATCCAACATTAACCGAAATCAATCATCGCTCATTTGATATAGTGATGGTTAAAAACAAATAAAATAATCGAAAAGATTTAGGGAGACTTCACAGAGAGGTCTCTCTTTTCTTTTGTCCAAAATTTAAGGAGGAAATTCAAAATGGGGTTAAGTAATAGACTTTATCACGCATGGAATGCGTTTTTAAACAAAGATCCGACATCCTATTACCAAAACCTAGGTATTAGTTATTCCAATCGACCGGATAGACCAAGATTATCTCAAGGAAATGAACGTTCTATTGTAACTTCTATATTTAACAGAATAGCTTTGGATGTTGCTTCTTTAACAATTCAGCATGTTCGATTGGATGAAGAAGGAAGATTCTTAGAGGTAATCGACAGTGGATTAAACGAATGTCTTACAGTAGAAGCGAATATCGATCAATCAGCTCAAGCTTTTATGCAGGACGTTGTGTTATCTATGTTTGATGAAGGATGTGTAGCGATTGTACCAGTTGATACGACAATTGACCCAACCAAAAGCGGAGCATTCGACATTAATTCGATGCGTGTTGCTGAAATTTTGGAATGGTATCCAAGACATGTTCGGGTTCGTGTTTATAACGACAGAACTGGTTATAAGGAAGATAAAGTAGTACCTAAGAATATGGTTGCTATTATTGAAAATCCTTTATATGCAATCGTGAATGAGCGCAATTCAACGATGCAGAGACTTATTCGAAAATTGAATTTGTTAGATGTAATCGATGAACAAAGTGGTTCTGGAAAACTGGATTTAATTATTCAGCTACCTTATACCATTAAAACCGAAGCGAGACGTCAACAAGCCGAAAGCCGGCGAAAAGATATAGAGCAACAGTTGGCTGGTTCTAAATATGGTATTGCTGTTGCACCCCTCTCAGCCTGACTTACAACTAACCTAGTTGCCTGTCACAGAATTAACCGATATACTGTCACTAAAGAGTAAAAAGAAAGGATCCTGGAATCCTCTTCTTTGGCGA